TAGTGACATCATACGGCTTTAATTGTAGACCAGTAACCACGGCTTTGCCGCTAATCAACCGAGGTTCTATTTTTTCTATCTTTAAAACGTTCTGCGCTGTCTCCTTTAAACGATCTACAAATCTTTGTTTCGCTGCATGCTTGTATCCGTTCGACTTACAAAAGTTAACATAGCTAGCGTACAGTTCATTGTATGCGTTTTTAACATACAGACCCCTTTCGCTTTCGTCTGTTGAAGGTCTGAAGGCACCTCCGCCAATTGTTGTGTTAGTGCTAGGAGAGTACAAGCAGCAGTCTGACAGCCAAGCACAGATTGGATTGTTGAAGACCAGGGCTTCGATATCAGTTGTATTCAGCGTGGGGCAATGCTTCACGGGATTGCTTAAGACGTCACGCATTTGAACTTTCGACATTGATAAAGCCCAGCTAACAATTCCTGAAAGTTCTGGAGCTAGCTCGCCTTCAATTCGATCCTCAAATACGTTTATCAAATTCTTTCGCTGTGAGGGAGGAACAACTTTGTCCATCACGATTGTGAGTCGCCTTCGCTCCAAGCCACTGCTTATGTCTGAAGAAGAGATGTGCTCGTTCGACGCGATACAAACTAAGAGTTCAGGTTTAAAGTTTATCGTTTGCGTCCCATACTTACGTTCAGCACGTAATGTATCGGAGGAAGATGTAAGTTTCTTCAAGGTATCTAAACGTTTAGAGAACGACGCTTCGTCTGTTAACAGAAGTAAACGCTTACCTATAAGGTTGTGCGTTTCAAAGCGGTTCGTCTCTATTGTTTCTAGATCACTTGTATGTGTGCCACCAAATCCAGCAAGCGCAATGAGGATCTGTTGCAGCGTGGACTTACCTGTTCCGCCCGGACCGATCAAGTGTAAAAACTTTTCCCCTGTTACGTATCCTGTTACAAGCGCCCTAAGAAATGCTTGAATAATAACTACTTTTTCTGTTCCTACCGCAGTGTCTAACCAAGCTAAGAATTTAGGGCAAGTAGCTGTATTATCGTAGTCGTAATCTAGTTTCGTACGTAGAAATAAGTCCTTGTGATTGCCTGAGTTAAATTGTTGCGTTTCAGGATCGAGTATCCCATTTTTAAAAGGAATAAATCGTCTGCCCTTGTTCCAAATTGCAGTTCTACCTCCATCGATGGAGCGCAGCATTTTGGCTTTAAGTATCTGATATACAGACGAGACGGTAGCTGCGTTGTACTTCGGGAGCACACCGGCAGTAACAAATGTATCTAACGTCTTTACAATTCGACGCTTTATGTGCTGATCATCTTGTAAGTACCAAATGCCTTGGTCTTCGTCATAAGTAAAGAACTCATCTAATGTAGAGTCAAATAAGAAACGATCGCCATAGTTGTTTACTATTACGTCTGCAATATCATTCTCCGAGAACTGGCGATTGTTCTGTTGAAGATTAATTAATTGGGCTGGTGTTTCTGGCGTGGTAACCATAGAAATAGGAGGAGGGGGAATAAGTGTTTCTTGAGGCTTGTCGTCTGAAAATATATCAAAAGCTAGAATCGAATTTACTGGTTTAGCTCGTTTGCTTTTGATATCATTTTTAACTTGGTCTGGGCAGAATTGTTCAAAGAGATCAAGGTGGTGAGACTTAATCTTTTTCCAAGGAGCTAAATCCCCGTTCTCAGCTGCTATTGAAATTGCTGGTTTCAGTAAAGAAGAATCGGAAATACTGGTCAGGATTCGATTGAATTTGCCGTCTAGCTCAGGGGCGTAGTCATACAGAGCATAGAACGCACGGTGTGCTATGTCAAGTGGTGTTTCTCTTGTTGGAATTTTAGCTTCCTTAAGCCAGTTACACCAACCGATTATCTCTTTCAAAGCCATCGCCATTGCGAAAGAGCGGTCTTCTACCTGGGTACCTTCGAGTATTTCTCTTACCGCATTGCTGACTAACTTGCTGATATACACTCCAGTGTCGGCGTAATCTAGTTTTAAAGCCTCATCTGGATCGGATTCATCTTGTTTTTCTTTTGGTATTCGAGCGTAAGCGATGTAGGCTTCGTCTATTTTTAATGCGGGGATGTACTTATCGGTTACGCAGATAAGATCTTCTCCTTCTTTGGAGCCATAAAAAAGATTGACGGTCAGCGTGGCCCTACGATCTGACCCTGGTATCTGCTGTGAGATTTGGCGGGTAAACCATTGAAAAAAGTCTGGATCAATTATGGTTTTTTCTAAACCAAAAACTAATCTAAATCGAGGCCACCCGTCTGCGGAGCTCGGAGAGTAATAAGCGGAAGACAGATACTTTTTACAAATATCTAGTTCTAGAGCTTCAGCAACAGTTAATTCTTGTTTTTGTATCTTATCGCCCTCTTCTGTTTTACCGTCGAGTTGGTTATCGATGTCTACGATTATTAAACCGGCTTGGATACAGCCTGTCTTCTCTTTTACACGTTTCCCATCTACCAGATGCCAAGCGCAGAGACCCAAACTGTCCTTGACTTTCTCAGATATAAAATTTATATCTTCATTAACAGCCACCCAATTTTCGTTGAATGCTTTAAAATTCCCACCTTGACTTAACTTGCCTGTCTTTGGGTTTAAATATTTCTTAACCTCTGAGTTCAGGGAGCAAACAAATCGCATGGCATAACCTCGTCTTACTATTTTGACACGTGGTCTTGCCTTAGGCCACGGGTAACTTGGAAATTGAGCTTAAACTTGTTCGTAATATTTCTTTAAAACCTCAAGCCACTGTCTCTTATCTATCTCTAACTCGCCCGCTCCAAAAGTAAATATCTGAACAGAGTACTCTGGCACTGGCGTGGAAACAATTATACGAGTCTTGTCTATTTTAATTCCTAAACAATGTTCAGCCGCGATTGTATATGCAGCTAATTGTAACTTTGTTTTCTTAAGTTTAAAAACACCGCTTACTAAAGCTTTACGGGTTTTTTCATCTATATCGCTCTTTGGTTTAGGAAATCTATAACTGTAAGGACCTGCGGATGTTTTAAAGTCAGCCAGTATACATTCACCATTTTGATCCTTATAGATTATGTCTGGGCACCCTGCGTACCCATGATCTGTTTCTTTATCGTAAAAATGAATTCTTCCTATGCCGTCATCTCCTACGAATTTTGACCACTGAGGTTGATTGTAGGGTTTTTCTGACCACAGCACTTTGCTATCTAATAAAAGCTCATCAAGCTTCTCCGGTAAATCATCCCAAAATGGGAGGAGATCTTTTGGAGGTTTTACAATTAAACCTCTGATATAATTTTCAACCGCACCGTGGACCCAAGAGCCTCGCGCCGCTGCTGCATCTGCAACTCCTGGATTTAAAACGTTCCAATGAGCTAATTTTTTCTGCGTATCTTCTGTTTGTGTAGCAGATAAAACGCTTGTTACAGAAGGGAGAGGTCTAGAAACCCCAGCGCAGTTGTAGTGTCTTAAACCGTTTAAAGTTAATCGAGTTTGGGACACAATTTTGTGTCGAATTAACCAAACTCTAGCTTACTTTGATTAGAAAGCGTTAACTGGGCGACGAGGAGCATTGGAGTTATTTGTGTCCTCATCATCATCCTCTTCTTCATCCTCATTATCCTCATCTTCTACTTCCTGATCTATAAAGAACTCTGATTTTTGATAATCAAATTCACGTGTTCTGGTGTCTAGTTCGTCCGTAAGACAGATACCGGCCATAAAGCTCTCTACGACTATATCTGCACACTCTTCAGCAGTTCGTCCGGATCCGTCAGGTCCTACGCATTCTTGCAAAAGTTGATTTGATACAGAGAGAGCACAAAGTCTATCCAGTTTATTGTTTACTTTTGTCAAATGGTCCAGAACAGATTTCTGAAAGAGCTCGAATTTCTCACTACGTGATGTCATGCTGGTAACTCTGGGAGTGCCCCGATGTTTTCCCAATTTACTGCGTAACTCATCATCGTGCCATCCATCCACTTATCTGGCTTTTGGAAGACGAACCAGCAGGCAGTAACTGAGTCTTTAGCCGAGCCTACCGATCTAAATTTTGGCCGTGGCGACAAGACGACCAGATTAGAGAGCTTGTTTTTTAATAAGAAGTTCCGTCTTTTTGCTACAGGTTCTAAGAAAGATAACCTATCTAAAAACGCAACACCGTTTACTGCAATCGACATACCGTACTCCAATATGTATTCACTGTATTCTTTTAAGCCCATTGTCGAGCAGACGATCCAATCGTAGTTTCTTTCACGCATAGAGACCCACCAAATTGGATCAACTAAGTTTGATGGGTCTTCGTTTGTCGTGACCGTGCATCTGTGTTTCTGAAGTTGAGTACTTAACGTTTTGTTAGGATCGTGTGGCACTAGTATGTTGCCTGACACGTACGTGTGTTTAAGCAGTGTGTGCGTTACACCGTCTGGAATCACATAAAAGTCATCCATGAGGATCTCGTCGGAAGTCATAGTGTACTGAAATAAGGGTTGTCTGTCTATAGAGGTGATGTTAGAGTTAATACAAGTCAGATTTAAGCCATGCTGAATCTAAGTTGGCTTGATACAGAACAGAGCTTTCTGCATCAACGTGTTCTTATGCAAGCTAAAAAGCTAGACAAAGAACAACTTTTAGAGATTTTTGGAGAGGTGCATAGACAGCATCTTTTGCATAAACGATTTTTTTCTGGTTTAGTTAGTTGGTGTGTTAAAAACGGGATTACTCTTCCCCCGTTGACTGATCTTTTAGTGCCTCGTGAAATAGATCGACGTTCGATTAAAGAGGATGTTAAATGTGAACCCACGACTGATGAGCAATGATTCTGTTTATTTGAGACTTACTCATACCATACTTAACCTGTAACTCTCTCTGAGTTTTACCCTCTTTATATTCTCTACGCATAGCTAATACGTTTTCTTCTGTTAACACGGCCATTGGATGAGTTGATCCTCGTGACGCAACATTCTTTAAATCATATGGATTAATAAGCTTTTTTCCATGTGGGATCAATAATATCTCCTCCGTGGAAAATTTAAGGTTACACATTGGACACAACCGTCTTCTGGTCTTTCCGTTACTCTTTTGGCGGACGTAAATTACTTGTGTACTTATGCAGGTACATTTGGGGTTTGGACAGAACATTTGCCGTGTAATAAAAAAGCGCCGGGAATGCCGACGCTAGGTTTGCTCCAACAAAGACTATAGTCTAAAAATCTACGCCTAGTGCCTTCGCTTGCTCCTCCGTTAGTTCTACTGCTTTTTTACGTTTGGGTTGCGGGGGTTCAGCCTTTATAACAATCGCGTCTTCCGATGCAGGAGCAGCACTTGAGGAGAACATGCGGGGTCTAGGTGAACCTTCTACCTCTGGTCGAGCAGCTGCAAACTGTGCTTTAATCGAAGTATGATCGGATCCAAGAGGTAATTCAACTAAGTCAGAGCCTGGGATATGTGACTTTAGGCAGTGCACAGTTGAATCAGAACCCGTGGTTCCTAACCAGTCAATTATATCTTTAACTAGCTTCTCTTCTTCTTCGTTTTGTGTAGGGCGATCTTTAAACTCGAGAGCATTAAAGTTTATTTTCGCTCCGTCAGCTCCAGTTACTGGA